GGCTCGTCCGTTCCGAGGTCAGCGCACCACCAGTCGGGAAATCCCTGCAAACGGGCGCACTCGGTTGGAGTAAGCCTGCGGACTATGTATTCCGGAGAATTCACGGCCGGCGGGTCTTTGTAATCGCTTGCGACAAGCGTGTTTGCGAGATTCTCCTCGACTTCGGTATGATAGGAATTCTTGCTTGTGCTGTAAACAAGCGTTTCCGAGCCGCCTCCGTACATCCCACCTGCGGCTCGGAGCGCTCCGCATTTATCGTTTTCGCTGTACTTCGTGTAGCTGTCCTGCGAAAATGCGACTGCATGGCGGTCGGTTGCATTCAGCGTGAAAGAAACGTCCTCGTTCACGCCACTGCCTTGCGGTCCGTTTTTCTCGGCTCTGCCTATCATTGAACCCTGGACGGCTACGACTGCCACTCCGCCTTGGTTTGAGTCGGGAGAATTACCGCCCGTATCTATCGTCCGTGATGTATCCGTTTCATAGCAGTTCTGCCGTGCGTTTTTCGTGCCGTCAGATGTGAAACGAACATCAAAACAGCGAGTATCTTCAACCACAAACGGCTGATTGTTGCCGCCAGTTCCGTAAGTTGACGAAACCGTAGGAGCAATACCGTGCAATTCGGTATAGCGAGTGTCCTGCGAGTGATTTTCATAAACAGTTGCAGGAACTGTTCCGGCACGGAGTGTAGGTGAAGTTTCATCTTCGTAGCCGATACCTCTCGCTTTTGCCGAGTGTTCCGTGCAAAACCCTGCTGCGGACTCCATCACGCAAGGCGGGTGGTGAGCTTCGGCTCGGAGAGTGCAAGTAACTTCCTCCGTTACGTCCATTCTGTTGCCGCCCTGGTCGTTCAGACAGACCGCGCCTGTCGCTCCAGAGCCGCTTTCAGCAGCGGCGGCAGCTCTTTGCCACGTTTTGAAGCCCTCTGCAGAATACCCCGACAAGCCCTCGGACTCAAGCAGTATTTTTCCGGCGCATTCGCTATCAAAATCTGCGATAAGGAAGATGCGTTTTCTTCTCTGGGGTACTCCCCAGTATTGAGCGTCAAGCACTCGCCAGGCGATTGAGAAACCGTCTGCCACGATGTTGCCTGCGGCTGACCATTTCTCATGTCGAGGAACAGAAACGGTTTCGTCCCTGACCCTGCACAGGCTTTCAAGGACGCACCGGAAATCCTCGCCCTTGTTGGAACTGAACGCTCCGGGGACATTTTCCCACACGCAGAACCTTGGATATTTGCCATTGGTAGCGCACCTCATTTCTTTTATAATTCTGACCGCCTCATAGAACAGGCTCGACCGCGAACCGTCAAGACCGCTGCGTTTTCCGGCAATGCTCATGTCCTGGCACGGACTGCCGAACGTGATTATATCCACCGGCGGGAGTTCCGCACCGTTCAGCGCAGATACATCTCCGTAGTGCTTCATCTGCAGCAGTCTTTTCGTGGTAACCCGCACAGCGAACGGCTCGATTTCCGATGCCCACAGCGGAGTAATGCCCGCAAGCATTCCACCGAGGGGAAAACCGCCGCTGCCGTCAAACAGGCTGCCGAGCGTGAGTTCATTCTTCATCGGCAACCTCCAGTTCAGAATAAGCCACCGTCTTTCCGTCCCGCACCACAAACACACCGTCCGCAGAACCAACCTGCTCAATGTACCGCTTCACGATAACATCGCAGAATTTCTCGTCAAGCTCGATGATATGGCAGATACGGTTCGTCTGCTCACACGCGATAAGCGTACTGCCCGAGCCGCCGAAAGGGTCGAGGACAATACAGTTGCTCATGCTTGAATTTTTGATGGGATAAGCAATAAGCGGTATCGGCTTCATTGTGGGGTGGTCGCCGTTCTTTTTCGGCTTGTCGAACTCCCAAATCGTGGTCTGCTTGCGGTCGGAATACCATTGATGTTTTCCGTTCTTCTTCCAACCGAACAGGCATGGTTCGTGCTGCCACTGATACGGCGAGCGACCGAGAACAAGCGACTGCTTTTTCCAGATACACGTTCCCGAGAGATAAAATCCCGCATCAGCAAACGCTTTTCTGAAATTCAAGCCTTCTGTATCTGCGTGGAAAACATAGATGCTCGCATCGTTCGCCATTGATTTCTCCATACAGGTGAAAGCGTCCAGCAAGAACTGGTAGAACTTCTCGTTCTCAAGATTATCGTTCTTGATTTTTCCTGCCGAACCCTCATAATTCACATTGTAGGGCGGGTCGGTAACTACCAGGTTTGCCTGTTTTCCGTTCATAAGAATTTCGTAGGTTTCCGGCTTGGTGCTGTCGCCGCAGACAAGTCTGTGACTTCCGAGCAGCCAAAGGTCGCCCGCTTTTGTTGTGCAAGGTTTTTCCATCTCTGCGTCAACATCGAAATCATCGTCCTTGGTATCGGAATCATCGTCAAAGAACGCAGCGAGTTCCTTTTCATCAAAGCCTGTCAGACCGAGGTCAAAATCTTCCGCCTGCAATGCTTCGATTTCAACTTTCAGCATCTCCTCGTCCCAGCCCGCGTCAAGAGCCATTCGGTTATCTGCGATTATGTACGCTTTCTTCTGCGCAGGTGTGAGATAATCCACAAACACACAAGGCACTTCGGAAATATTTTCTGCCTTTGCAGCAAGTATTCTTCCATGACCGGCGATAACATTGAAATCCCTGTCGATAATAATGGGATTGATAAAGCCGAACTCACGCAGCGAGGAACGCAGCTTGTTCAGCTGTTCCGGCGAGTGGGTTCGGGCATTGTTGACGTACGGTATCAGCTTGTCTATCGGGACAAGCTGCATTTCACTGGTCGTGTTCATCTGACGTTTCTCCTTTTCAAGACCTTGTGCAGACCCTTTCGAGCGTCCGCAATATTGCCTTTAACAGCCTGTCCCTTGATTGTTCGGTATTGCTGTACTGTAAGGTTCGGACGGTTGCCTTTAAGTTCTCTGAAAAAATCTATGGTATCCTTTGACATAGCGTTATCCTTTCCTGGAACGCAAGAGCCGTTCCATTGAATCGTTCAAATCATCACCGACAGGCTCGGTACAGTTCTCCTTGACTATTCCGTAAATTTCATACCAGATGAGATTAGCATTTTTCTGAAATTGCTGCGACATCTGCACAAACGGCGAAGCAATAACGCCGCCCGTGGTCGGGTGCTTGCCAAGCAAACCGTAAGTGCTGATCGCTTCCTCGCACTGAATGTATCTTGCATATGCCTGCGCGTAGGCTTCAATGAGCCGCTTGTTTACGAGGTTCTCGCAGTTCCTTTGCTTAAGCCACAGCCAGGTTTCTCTGTATATATCGTCAGCGCCGAGCGGAACTCCGTTCTTTTGCCTAGCCGAGAGATAGTCGCTTGGCTTCGGCATATCCGAGCCGTTCAGAACAGCGCCCTCCGGCAGGTCAACCGCTTCAAGCTCCGCTGTGTCGAGCGCAGGTATGTCGTTGCTTATGATTTTCACCGGAAGTCCTTTCTGCTTTTTCTCTGCGGCAGGAGCGGGTTTATCTCCGGCTCTAACCCGTCTGCCGCCTCTGTTTGTGCCGTCCTTAGCCATGATTTTCACCTCCGCAGGACAAGAAAAAAGGACGGTTCACACCGTCCGAAAATATTTCAAGGTTTAATACCCCGTTTGAACCCCGATTTTTGCACACGAAGCCCCGGGCCGCTGTCCGCAGTAAAGGTCGCAGAGATTCTGACTGCCCCTACCGGTCGCCTAGGTCGTGGTGTATCTTAGTATGGCATGACTGACACAGCGACATCAGGTTACTGAAATCGTTACTGCCGCCGCGTGACACAGGAACGATATGGTGTACCTCCTCAACAAGAGTGAGTCGACCCTCTTTCAGACACATCTCGCACAGCGGGTGAGCCGTTGCATAACGCTTTCGTATCTCCCGCCACGCTCTGCCGTATTTCTTGTTGCTGTCGGCAGGACGGACGAGTTTATTGTAGCGGAGGTTCATCTGCTTTGCGTGTTCCTCGCAGTACTGTCCGTCACAACGGTTGGGACAGCCGGGGTAGGAACAGGGGCGCTGTGGTCGTCTGGGCATGGGGTCATCTCCTCAAATCGCACGATTTCTTTCTATAATTCTTGAAAATCGTGCGATATTATCTCTGCTTTTTCATGCAGACACACAAAGAGCCTTGCGGGTGTTACGACCTACAAGGCTTTCTCTGTATTCTTTGCTGATTATATCATACCACAAAGGGGCTACTGTAAAATAGTTGATTTTACTGTAAAGTTTCCGGAACAGTCACCTCACGCAGCGCCTTGTGGTGCATTTTGTAGATGTTGTCAATGCCGTAACCCATCTGCACGGCAATCTGCTCCCATGTCTTGAAGCACAAATACCGTAGTTCAAGCAAGGTCTGATATTCAAGGTTGGAAACTCCGTGAATAACACCCGCAATCTCCTTTTTAAGGTCAACAAGCCTGTCTATATCTGCATTTATCTCGCTTTCCATATCCACGATTTTGATTATCACATCTTCCATGCGGTGTATATTTCGTGTGGAGTTGCCGGGCATATCGCTGAAAACTGTTGTTGCTTTGCGGGCAAGCAAATTCAAAGAAGCAATCTGCTCCATCTTGCTGTTAATTCGCTGGTCTATTCTGTATGCCTGTCCGAGATATTCCTTTGCAGTCATTCCGAAACCTCCTCTTTTAGCTTTTTAAGAAGCAATTCTCCGTTCAAATCCGAAAGTATTGAAAACCAGTTTGAACGGAAGAATTTCTCTATGCTCCGCTTATCATGCTGCGCCGATTTATCGTCCGGAGTGTAATGCAGACGCTCTGCGGCATCTCGGTAATCCTTAACCGCCTGTACGATTATGGCATTTGCCAGTTCTTTATATGGGTTCATTTATGTACCTCTGCTTTCACTGCGGTAATAAGCGCCGCCTGCGTTGTGTCCTTTGATTTCAGAACTTTCATTATCTGCTCATCGATAGTGCCTTTTGCGATTATGTGCTGAATGACCACTGTATCCGCGCTCTGCCCCTGCCGCCATAGTCTTGCGTTTGTCTGCTGATATAATTCAAGACTCCATGTAAGCCCGAACCACACCAGCGTCGAACCTCCGCTCTGTAAGTTCAAGCCATGACCTGCGCTTGCCGGGTGGATAAGCGCCACGGGGATTTTTCCGCTGTTCCAGTCGGCAATGTCATCGCTTGACTTAATCTCTCGAACATCAAATTGCTTTCGGATTCGCTCCAAATCGTGCTTGAACCAGTAAGCTATAAGCAGCGGTTTGCCGTTCATGCTCTCGATTATATCCTCCAAAGCGTCCAGTTTGCGGTCGTGTATCTCAATAATGCTTTCGTCATCGGAATAAACCGCGCCGTTAGCCATCTGCGACAGCTTGTTTGTGAGAGAAGCGGCATTTGCCGCAGTAACCTCGTTATCTTCGGTGGAAAGTACAAATTCTTTTTTCAGATGGTCGTATTTCTCACGCTCCTTTTCGGAAAGCTGAACCGTGTATTCCGCACTTATGAGTTCGGGCATTTTGAGGTGGTCGGCGGCTTTCATGGAAATGGTGATATCCGAAATTTTGTCGTATATCTGCTGCTCGGCGTTTGGAAGCGGTTTGTAGCTGTAAATCACCATTCCATTGCGCTTGTCCGGCTGAAAGTATGCGTTTCGGTACTGCCCGATAAGCCTGCCGAGCCGCTCTCCCATATCCAGCAGTTTGAACTCTGCAAATAAGTCCATCAGACCGTTGCCGGCGGGAGTGCCGGTAAGACCGACTATCCGTTTCAGTTTTGGGCGGGATTTCAAGAAAGCTCTGAACCGCTTCGACTGATGGTTTTTGAATGAACTTAGTTCGTCAATTACCGCCATATCGAAGTCGAACGGCAGTCCGCTTTCTTCCACAAGCCACTGTATATTTTCACGGTTGATAATATAGATATCTGCGGGAGCGCAAAGCGCTGAAATCCGTTCCTGTGCCGTTCCGACAACTACGCTGTACCGCAGATTCTTCAAATGCTCCCACTTTTCGATTTCAGCCGACCAGATATCACGAGCCACTCTCAGCGGCGCTACTACCAGGACTTTATGCACTTCAAAACTGTCGAAAAGCAGGTCGTTTATCGCTGTCAGCGTAATTGAGGTCTTGCCAAGTCCCATATCCAGCAAAAGCGCCGAAATGGGGTGGGCGATTATGAACTCGGCGGCATACCGCTGATAATCATGAGGACTGTATTTCATCAAGTATTGCTCCTATCTGTTCTGCGCTGTCAATGACATACAAACGGAAACCAAGTCCCATCAATGTTTTGTGCCTTGCAATTTGCAGGGGACGTGGCTTTTTGCCTGGAGCTTTCAGTTCCACAAAGGCGATTTTGCCGCCCGGAAGAAGTATCAATCTGTCCGGCATTCCATCAAAATTTGGTGACACGAATTTCAGACACATACCACCGCTTTTTCTGACCGCCTGCACCAGCTTCTGTTCTATCTGTTTCTCACGCATTTTTTGCTCCTTGTTCTTCAATGGTGCAGGTCGGTGAACCTCATTTCATAAAACCCTCTATAAGGTGTTTTTTGTCATTAAAACTGCCATAAAGGGGATTTTATACTAAGACCTTCACCGACCTGCACCTTTAAGGTTATCAATCTGCCATAAAGTCAGATTTCAAGCGGATTCCGTAGACCATAATGCCTGTTTTGGATTTTCGTTTTTCAAACCCTGCGGTATCAAGCCCGGTATAGAAATCCGTGGTGCTTCTTGTGTATTCTCCTGTCCTTGCACAGTATGCACGGTACTCCTGGTAAAGCTCGCCCGACTTCTGCGTATATGATTGGTCAACCTCGCAACAGTCATCAATGAACATGGAAAGCCAGTCGTTATTTTCCCGATAGTGAGATATTGCGTCACTGACGCACTGCGGAATAGACAGCTTGAAGTGGCATTCGATTACCTTTCTCGCTCCCTCAATGATCCAAGAAAGCACAGCACCGCCTGCCTTTTCTGCAAGGTAATCCGCATAATTTTTGATGTCAGAACTACCCTCGATTTTCGCATTGAACGGTATAACTATAAGCCTGCGCCATGTACCCTCGTCATTAGCCCCGACTCTCGGAAGGTGATTCGTGTACAGCACAAGCGTATGCGTGGGTGTATATCTGAACGGATCGCGATACTTCTTTTCTGCTGAAACCTCGTCAGTAGAACACAACTGCTTTACCACCGAGGTGTTAAGCCGCATACCCTCCTCAAGTTCTGCCGCAATAACAAGCCGTTTTCCCTTAAGCTCAGCCATCTCGGGCTTGACATTTCGCTTACAGCCAACCGTGAGGGCGTCGGCGGATATACTGCCGCTGTACGAACCGAGAACCCGTGCAATCGTGTTCCAAAACGTACTCTTACCGTTGCGACCCTCACCGTAGGAAATAATAAGAGCCTCCATGTACACTTTTCCGATTGCCGCAAGCCCGACTATCTGCTGAACATACTCGATAAGTTCGTCATTGCCGCAGAAAAAGCTGTTCACGGCTTCAAGCCAGATATCCATACCATCATCACCGGGAGATACAGCAGTCACCTTTGTTATGAGATCGTCTGCGGAGTGCTCCGAGCTTGTCCCGGTTCTCAAATCGTATGTAGCCGCCGGAGTATTCAGCAGAAATTCCTGCGAATCGAAATCCTTAATATCTCGTAACAGCATAGGCTTTGCCGCCTGCAATGCGGAAGTGATGTACTTCATATCCCTGCGTTTCATTACAAACGATTTATACACAAGTGCTGTCATGTATTCAGCAAAGGCTTTCTCGCTTTTCTCGTTTATCGCCTTTTCAAGAGCCTTGCCTCCCGGCAAAACGACTTCCTTGTCTATGCCGGATTTCATAAGAGCCTGCTGCGCCTTTTCCAGAGCGGTTTTGGCTTCATCAAGCTGTTTATCGAGGAAGTCCTCGCAGACTCCGACAGCAAGCTGCTTTGACTCCGCCCAGCGGATCCCATCATAACGCATATAATCCGTTGCATCGGTAAATACAAGTTCGCCGCCGTATTCACAAGCGAGGACTTTAGCCTGTCCGATATCCGAGTAATCTTCGGGTTTCAGATTAAATCCCGAATTATACTTCTCGGGAGGAATATATCCGTCCTGCTTGGACACCTTTTTGCCAAACTTCACGGCGCTGTTCCATATTGTCTGAAGCTCCGAATCGTCAAGCGGCGGGTCGCATTTTTCGGCCTGTTTAAGAAACTGCTGATATGCTTCATCTGTATTTCCGAGCCGCTTAATTATCCGCCCAGCATAGTGCGACATCGTGCTGTTGCGGCTGCCCTCGGGTACGGTACGGCTGTCATTATCCCACTGTTCAAAATCCGCATTATCAAGGAAATCCACGATTGACATATCACCGTTGAATACCTCAACCTGCGGATTGGGAACACCGAAAAGCAGTCTTGCACTATCGAGAGCGTTCTTGTCGAAATACGGAAACTCAGCCGCAATGCGCTTTTTCAAGGCTGTGTATTCTGCACTGTCCGTAATCGACGGGATAGGAAAGTACACATGAAACCTTGAGCGAGGCGATTTGCTGCTCTTCGGAAGCATATTATTACGGCTATAAACTACTACAAACTCTACTCCCGGAAAAGCCATAGCCACCTCAAGCGGAGTTACCCAGTCGCTTGGATCATCGGAGTGATCGTTGTCGCAGTCCATTGGGATATTATCGGAAGAAAGAAAGTCATAATTATTACGACGAGAATTTCTGAATTCTGCGCACACATGATCGCAGGCAACAGCCGCTCTCATATCATCTGCATTGCTGATTACAAGTCTGTTCGGATACAAACTGTTCTGCGGATTTCCGATGCAGTTTGCTGTATAGAGTGTAAATTTCATCGTTTGACCTCCTCAAGCTTTCCGGTAAAATAGCGAATATTCTTCTGCCAGCGCTTCGCTAATTTTATTTCGCGCTCCATGCCCTCTGTGATAACATCGCCGAACACCCACATCTCACTGCATTTACCGAGCAGGACATAATTTATCGTGTGAGTTGCGAGATACCGCTCCGCGGGGTCATTATCATTCATAAACTGCGGATAGAGCAAATGCGGCGCAATCGGAATAGTCCGGCTTTCCAACGCAAAACGGCAATACCGTCTTGCGTTATATACATTCTCTTCAATATTCCCGGAATAAGGGCAGCATACATAAACTACAGGTCTAAACCCATCGCCGCCGGGAGCAGCTGCCCTGAGAGCAGCCTCCTCCTGGTTCAGAATACTGTTTAATGCGACATACGGTGTCGGGTCATAGTAGCGCTCGGAATTGTAAATATCAATCTTCACCGATAACCTCCCGTTCCATAATAGGCAATATACCGTTCTCTTTCAGCAGTCCATAGATAAACAGTCTGCCCTGCTGTGTCCAGTAGGTATGTATCTTGGTGTGAATAGTTCCGTCATTACCGGGATAGCTGTGCGTCTTGGTGCTGGTGTACCCTTTCTCAGCATACTTCTGGTAAAGCAGCCAGATTTTATTGCCCTGCTTGAACTGAACGCCCTTTTCGTAAAGATAACGGTTCATTCGATTCGCACTCCAGCCGTAATCCTTTGCGATAGTTGAAATTGCGACAAGATCCTTGCAGTTAAGTACGACATCGTAGTACGATGCCTTGGGCTTCATCTCGGAAATCTGCTGATTCTGCACAGCTACCGTGTGCTCAAGCAGTTCTCTATGTTCACGCTCCGCTTTCAGTTCGGTAAGGGCGGCTATCAGCATATCCGGGTTTTCAAGAAGCTCGTCCATAGCGTATACACCGTGCTTACGGATTGTCGGGAGTACCTCATTTGTTACCCAGCGCTTAAACTTTCTCGCATTCGGAAGCTTGCTGGAAAGAACTAAGCTGTACATACCGCTTTCGTTGATAACAGTTAAACCTCGATTCGGAATTTCAAAGGTCGTATTTTCCGACCTTTGAATTACACGCTTGTCCTCCTCATCGACATGAACTGAAATAGCGTCCTTGGTATTACTGTAGCCTAGAATTTCAGCTACGTCCTTTCCAACGAAATAAGGTATGCCATCTAAGGAAAGAGTACGCACAGAGCCAAATTCCGAATTCTCATAAATCTTCATGTCATACATAAAAATGACCTCCTAATAAAAAATCTTGAGGTTACCCTCTGCCTAATAGCCACGGCAAACTGCCGGATTGGACAGTTCACCAGACTTTTGCGCATTTCTTTTTTGCACGCTGAAGGCGCTTGTAGACTGTGTCCCTATGTACCCCTATTTCAGCAGCGTATTCTTCGGGAGTGTTGCCATCGAGAACGACTGAAATAATGACATCTGCGTATTCGGGTTTCAACAGAGAACGCAATTTCTGACAAACCTCTTCATAATTTTCCTTACGTTCACGCCGCTCCTCGTCGGAATAATCGGGAATGAGGTCGAGCCCATCGCTGTTATCTGCCTCTTCATCGTCTTTCCTAAATGATCTTTTAGGTTCACCTCTATGCCTGTCCAACTTATGACAGCTATTGTATTCCGGTTTGTTGTATATCTCCTCAACCTTATCCTGAATAAGTTGTTCCTTTTCCTCCTGCGAAATGTTCGACCCAGCCTCAAGCGACAGGCTGATCCACATTTTCTCGGAATCGACTTCAAGGGTCTGATAAATGGTGTCGTAACGCATTTTGATTTTCATGATTTGCCTCCTGTACCGGAGGGCAATCATGGCAGAATATAAAAAGGTCTGCGTTTAAGATACACGCAGACCCGCAAAGCCAAAAAGAGCGCAGCAAGGTAAGGGTATCTCGTCGCAGGTCGTTCGACCGTCTTTATCACGGTGAACTGACCTATAAAGATATCCTGCCAAGATTGCGCACTCTGGCCTGATTTGATATTTGTAGGCTCTACGGAACTTTCCGATTGAGCCGTTTATCCGAATTTTACATCAGATAAAAGATATATTATAAATCGCAGCGGACTGCAATTTACTGCAAAAATATAGTAAGTCAAGGCTGACTGCAAAAAACTGCAGATTTTTATTGTAAAGATAAGAAATTTATAGTTTACAAAAATCCATAGTGTAATCCGCTTTGTTCTATAAACGTCTTTTTTCACATTTTTAAAACTTGTATTCATCGGTCTGACATTTTTAGGTTCCACCACTTTGCATTTACAAGATTTTCAGCAATATCAAACTTTTCTTTTGTGTTTGCAAAATAATATGGACTTTTGCGAAGATTTGTGGTATAATATATGTAAAAAAATCTTGAGCTTCAGTTCTAACTGTGCGAAGCTTTCTTACTCTTCTATTATAGAAGAATTCAGCCCAAAAGTATTTAGTGAGAATTTCGAGTGAAATTAGAGTAAAATTCAAGATAGAAAGGAAAGTTACAATGACTGAACTTTGTTTTGCTGAATTTGTTAGATGCCTTCAAAGTGCTATGCAGCCCCCAAATGATGACAAAGACATTGTTGAACTTTTATTAGGTTGGATCACTGAAAAGGCAAGTGTTGTTGACAGAAAAGGCAATTCTATAAATATTGCGCCATCACTAATCAGTGACCTTCTTAAGCGAAAAGTAGATGTTCCTAAGGCAATAAAGAATGCCTGCACCACAAAGCAAATCATCGCTGATGCTCAGAAACACTGTGAAACAAAGATAATCCCTTATATGAATGCAATCACCAGCGATGATATGTTTGAAGCAATGCGAAGAGCGATTGACTCAGATGACGTGATTGCTGCAAAAAAGAAAAAGGAACTATTAGCTCTTCTCGACTCAGGCAAAGAGTCCGAGTTCCTTGGTAATTTACTTTTGTATGTAATAAATCGCGAAAACCGTTTGTCTGATATGCCGCTCGTCAGTGACGATATTCCGTTATTAGCTGAATCAAATTATGAATGTCCTATTTGTCATCAACCGCTTATAAAATATGTAAAGAATACACCAGTAAAGAAATATAAAGTCGTAAACATTTACCCAGACAATTTTTCTGAAAGTAATTCAGAATTTTCTTTGATAAAAAAGCCCCAAAAAGTCGATGCTCACAGTAATAAAATTGCTTTATGCTGCGATCACGCTGAAGAGTACGCTACTGAACCAACTGTTGAAGATTATACAAAATTAAAAAACCTTAAAGACCAACTAGCCTCGACACATCATTTACTTCTAGATATAAATGACATTGCACTTGAAGATGAAATACAGGATGTTCTATATGGACTTGCAGGAATAACAGACGATGCAAAACTAATTGAACTTCCACTCGAAGCGCTACATCTCGATCAGAAGATTCTTCCAGAAAATCATCTTTTAAAGAATGATGAGATAACACGAGTCTTACGATACTACAATTACATAAACAATATTTTTTCCACAATGGATAGAGATGGTACCGGTGATTTTAATTTGATTGCATCTGAGGTTAAGCTGGCATACCAAAAATTGGACAACGGACTTCTTTCACAAGATGAAATCGTAAACGGGTTGGCTGAATGGATAAAAAATAAATCAGGTGTTGGAAGTAAAAATATGCGTGCCTGTCATATTGTGGTTGCGTTTTTTATACAGAACTGCGAGGTGTTCCGTGAAATTTCCAAGTAAAGTAACTCCTTATCAAGTTAGTATTTTGGCTAAGTTTCCAATAATCTTGTCATATTTGGAAATTGAGGATTTAACTCCAAGTACCTTATATAAAAATGTTAAATCCAAAGTTTCAGATGTTGGGGAATTTTTAGAAATACTAGACTGCTTATATGCTCTGGGTAAGATTGAATTATATGAAGAAGGGCTGGTACTCCATTATGTTGGTTGAAATTATGTGTGACAAGTTCATAAATCATGGCATTCCTCGTGGTCGTATTTCGCTCCACGCTGGATTAAATACAGTTATGGGAAGTTCGAATGGCTCAAATTCAATAGGTAAATCCACATTCCTTATGATCATCGACTTTGCTTTTGGCGGCGATGATTATGTTGAAAAATTGACCGATGTGCAAACAGAGGTTGGTGAGCATAGAATTTGTTTTGCTTTTCATTTTAAAGATGGAATGCATTTTTTCTCGCGCTCCAATGTAGATTACAAAAATATCCAAAAATGTGACAATAATTACCACCCGCTTGATGATGGATTGATTTCATTAACGCAATATCTGTCCTTTTTGCAAGTAAATTATAATATGGATTTGATTGGGCTAACTTTTAGGAATGCTATAGGACGTTTTATGCGCATTTACAAAAGAGAATCGCTTGATGAAGAACGCCCACTACACCAATCAAAACAAGAGACGGCAAAAGCGGCAATTGAAGGATTGCTGAAACTGACCGATTTGTATTCTGGGATAGAGGCTCAATCAAAAATCGCTGCAGATGCTAAAGATAGATATTCAACCTTTAAAAAGGCTCAGAAATATCGGTATATTCCATTTGTCACAAAGCAGACTGAATTTAACAAAAACCAAAATCGCATCAATGAATTAGCTAATCAGATTGAGGAACTCGCTCGAAAAAGTTCAGGTGGCTTGCTAGATTTGGACTCAATGCAAGCAGAACAACTTTCTATTTTGAAAGGAAATCTATCAAAATTTAAAAGACAACGTTCGCAATTACTTTCACAGCTTAGAGCACTTCACGTCGATCAGGGCCTTGGAAAGAAGGGGTTTAAGAAAAACTACGATGATTTGCTTCACTTTTTCCCTGAAGTAGATTTGAAAAAAATCGAGGCAATTGAGGGATTTCATAAGCAATTGACTAATATTTTGAAAAACGAGTTTTCTGAGGCTGAAGAAAATATACAAGCTACTCTTTCATTAGTTGAGAATGAAATTTCACAAATAGAAATCTCTATCACACAAATAGCCAAAACAACCGATTTGTCTAAAGCTGTACTAGACCAGTATGCAACTGTCGATAATGAGCTAAAGGAACTTCAAGCTGCAAACGAAAATTACACGAAAAAGAAAGAACTGTCTGTAATAGCAAATGACTACGAAGCAGAATTAAACCGCCTTGTAGTTGAGCAGATGGCAATAATGCAGCAAAAAATCAATAAAGAAATGACAGAAATAAACGATGTAATATACGATGGGCGAAAGACCGCTCCAACTCTCAACATAATAGACGCATCTAAATACACGTTCTTCACGCCGAGAGACGGTGGCACAGGAGCTCAATATAAGGGTTTAGTAGTTTTTGATTTAGCAATGTTGAAACTGACCAGATTGCCAGTGATTGCCCACGATTCTTTGATGTTAAAAAATATTGAGGATGATGCAATAGAAAAAATCATGGAACTGTATTCAAGTACGCCAAAGCAAGTATTTATAGCTATGGATAAGGAAGGCTCCTATACTCCGAAAGCACAAAAAATTATGGAAGATAACAAGGTGTTACAACTTAATGCTGATGAAGGGGCGTTATTTGGACGCACTTGGAACGATATGGAGGTTGAGAACAACTGATGAGTATTACGAAAGAAGAAAGTTTGCGTTTTAGTTACAACAAGCTTTTTAAGTTGCTAATCGATAGAGGAATAAAGAAAAAAGAACTCTGCGAGATGGCTGAAATAAGTGCTACATCAGTAGCAAAGCTTGGACACGGAAAAAACGTTAACACAGAAGTGTTGCTTAAAATCTGTGATGCATTAAATTGTGATGTTGGCGATATAATGGAATTCCTTAGGGACGATAACGCTAAAATCTAG